GCCAAAGCTAAACGGGCGGGCCGAACCCCAGTCACCCGACCTAAACCGGGTCCACCAGTCTGGAAGCTCTACGGGCCGCAATACCATTTGCTGGGACCAGCAGTTAAAGAATGCACCGGCCACAATGTTCCAATCGCCTTCCAGCCAAGCCTTGCGTAAAGCTTCGTTGCCGTAGGTGGCGGCTAGGATGCGGGATTTATAGCTAGGGTCAGCCTGAAGCAGGATTGCGTTGTCCGTCAACTTGGACGGGATAAACATCCGGGTAAAGCCGGTTTCCGGGTCAACGTAAGGCGTTCTGGCAGGGCCTACATCAATATAACGGCTTTTAACCCATGAGTGACCCACACCGCCAGGATTGCCAGTAAGGCGAACGGTGCAAGGTACGCCAGCAGCACTGCGAAGAGTAGATAACATCCGAAGAAGGCCTGAAGGAGTCGCATATTCAGTTACCTCGTCAAAAGAAATCCCAGAATACTGATGCCCGTGATAACGCCCGTAATCCTGTTCCCGCTCAATATATCGCATCTTGACCGATGCGCCGCTGGGCCAATACCAGCAGTTTGAGAACGGGTAATCAGCCGACATTTGGCTTTTAAATACCGCCCCTGATCCGGGGAATATCTCCATCGCTCTAGACTGTAGTTCTTCAAGCTCTGGGTAGGTCTTGCGAAACATGATGCCCCGCCAGTCCTTAACCCAGCGGATTGCGCCATCTTCCTGATAGCCTAGCTGGAAGTCTGACTTTCCGCCGCCACGCTCGCCACCGTAGAAGATTTCATCGCAGAAATCGGCTTCGATGGCGGCTAACTGCGGGCCTGGTTGCGGGAACCACTGGGACACTATGGACCGCCCATCTCCCCCGGCAATATGACCTTGCGCTTTTGCGGCATCATAATCACGTTGCCCTTGTTTTCTTTTTTGCGTTGCTCGCCCATGACTTGGGACCAGTAAACATTCCAACAGGCTAGAAATACCTCGGCCACCAATAGGTCATCGGTAATGTCATCGGCGTGGTCATTGGCAATATCGTCACGCATAGACATGGCGGTGAGTTCGTCCAGCTTTGCCATGCCGGCCTCAATCATTTCGCGGGTGATGGCGAGATTGGGCGGGCGGATTTTATGGTTGCCGGTTTTGTCGGTCATTTCTGCGCCTCGTCTATCATATCTCGCCAAACATCGTCGGCGTCGAAAAAGCCGTGATACTCAGGGTTTCCGGCATAGATCATGGCCTTGGTTGGCTCCCGCATGGCGGTGACGGCAGCATGGGCCATCTTTTCCACCTGCGCCCTTTGAAATGTGTTCAGCAAATCATAGTCTTGATGCGCGAAGCCTTCAACATGAAGGGCCGCGTAGATCGCACGGGCTACACGATCCAGCATCTCGCTCATTTGAAATGCCGCTGAATAGACGGGTCAATCGTCGGCCAAACGTCCCAGGGGATAACAACCGGCTGGCGCATGGTCTTGGCAAGGATAACGGCCAGCTCATAGGCGGTTATGTCATGCTCAGGGATGAAGCGAACCTTCATGGGCTCAGGCTCAAATTCGGATCTATTCCACAGCATCATTTCCCAGCCTTCTTTGCTCTGTAGCGGCGCTGGCGCTCGGCGTTGAGCTTGCGCTTGTGTTCTAGCGTGGCGACCAGTTCTTGAATGGTCTGTGGCGGCGTGTCTTTGAGTAATTGAAGTGCCGCCCGATTAACGTCTGCGGTGGTGATTTGGTCTAGCTGGCGAGATTTGAACTCGCGGCCCCCTGCGCCCGAGGCAGGCGCTCTTCCAGGCTGAGCTACAGCTAGCCTGGAACGTGGTCGATATTCTACGGGCGGTTTCATGTCGTGACGTTACCGTAACGCAACGCATAACGCAACTCTACTTGGGCGATTGATGTAGCAAAAGCCATTGATCCCTAGTCAGCGTAGGTCGGACAGCGGTTTCTATGGGCTCAAGGTCAGGAGCTTGGCCTAGTCCTATGGACTGGGAGGGCTTGCCATAACCGCGATCCATAAGCTCTTTGCAAGCGGCGGCTTGAACCTGTTCGCTCTCAGCGGCCCTCATAAGCTTCACCAGGCGGTCAATTGCTTCCTCGCCATACTCACGGGCAATGTCCTTAAGCTCGCGGGTGGCCTTGTTAGGCGTTCCTGCGACCCTTCCCCCGGTTTTCTTGCCTTTTGCCATCTAGAGCGCTCTATTTTTGATGCTGCGGCAATCTACACTAAGTTTATTGTGAAACACTAGACCAGTTCGTCCATCTCAAGCAGCGCCAGCATATTACCATATTCTTCTATCGATAGGTTTTTAAACCCAGCCCGTTCCTTTTCTTCGATAATGGCGCGGTATTTATCGTGTTCCTTGATGCCAATTTTCCAAGCAATATCAAAGTTTTCCATTGCGTCTTTTGGTGTTTTACCGTGAACGGAAAAGTCTGACCCAAAGCTGGCGCACCATCCGTCTGGGTGGGCGGGGGTCAATTCGGCCTTGAACGCTATGCATGGGCGGGTGCTGTCTTCTGCCGGCAATTCGCCAAGCACCGCAGATGCTTCATCCCGGATCATTTTGCTTTGGCCCCGTTTCCATCATGTAGCCCCGGCCCCATTCGTTTTTGATCACATACCCGGTTCCGGCCAGTTTCTTGCGAAGGTAGCAAATCTCCACGTTTATGATCTGGTCCAATGCCTCATTGGGTTTGTCAAAATACAAAGCGTCCATGATGCTGGACTTTGTAACTACGGCCCCCCGCCTGGATTTCAGGATGTTAAACAGTCGGACTTGGGTTGCGGTTAGTTTGTATTGACGCAAATCGTCTGCCGGGTCTGTCGGAACAATGTAAGCCCTTGTTAGAACTGTTAATTCGTTTGATAAGTCTTCAAACCTCTTGGGGTCGTTTATAGCGGCCTTCATCTGCTCAATAAGGTTTGTAATTTGGCTATGTGGGGTTTGGGACATAGCTGTCAGGGCCTTTTCTTTCTGATGGGCGTTACGTTCGAAGGCTGGCAAGTGGCTAGGATGTATCCGCGCTCGCCCTTATCGTAACAACTAGCGGGCCAAGACTTTGACCGGGCTTTTACAGGTGCGGGGTTGGCTTTGTTTCGTTCCACCCAAATCAAATCTACATACTGCCGTGCCGTTCTATTATGCGCCATTTCCATGAGAATGTCTCGGTTTTCGGTGGGAATTACTCGCATTATTTGACCCTTTTTTGAAATGGCCGTGATGGTATTTTCTGTTTGCCTGACTTCATAGGCCGCTTGCTGGGCCTTGGATTAATCAGCCTTTTGATTTTGGCGTTAGCCTGGATATCAGCTTTGGTTTTGATTTTGTGGCATTCCGCATGAACGGGCCGAATGTTTTGATATTCATGGGGGCCGTCATGAACAATGGCATGGATGTGGTCAAATTGGATGTTGTCGTTTGGAAACAATGCGCTGCCACATATGCCGCAATAAATAAAACCAACACCGCCCTGATGTAAAAGGCAATCAACCGCCATTTTACGGGAAATTGGCTTTGTCATCTAACTAATGACCCATATTGCTGGGTAGTTAACCAAGCTTGATAATGATCTTGCATAGCTAAAAAATCATGCCGAGGCCGTTCTTTGGTTGGATCGTCTAGTTCTGATCTAGAACCAATCCGACAAAATTCACGAAGTTTTTGGGCCGCTTCTTCAGCATTGTTTACGCCCAAATATAATTTAAAATCATTGTCTTGGCACCTCATAGCTGCCTGTTGCGACAAAGGCAGCTCCGCAAACGGTTTGCGGTCTTTGGCCGGCGGCGGCTCTACCGGCTTTTCATCGTCCCCTATCTCAGCAACAGCCACCATGTATCTTGTACCCAGCGGAGCAAGCGCCAACGCTGCGGCCAGATCACTAGGGTGGCAAACAAAACTGATGACAATACCGTCCTGTGTCTGGCGATACGCATGCTTTTTAGCCTCAAAGTTTTCCGCCATCAAAATAACTCCACTTGGCGTTCTTTAATTGCCTTGATCAGCTTGCCATGAAGGTCGGGCTCCACGATCCGGGCTTTGGCAATCTTTTCATGGTATTTCTCGCTAAACTCATCCAGACCCTTCCGGTCCAGCGTAGGAACCCTATCGATCCCCTTTTGTAGCCATGCGGCTACCGTAATGG